TGTCCATTTCACTTTCACCCACAATTTCTTCATCATTAAGCCACTCCACCGGCATATTGCCGTGAACCTCATAAATATCAACCGTGTCCTTCTCTTCTCTTTTAACTAAAGCAATTAAGGATTCAATATCAATGTCCGCACCCTCACCACCCCAACCGCGTTTCTTGGCTTCTCTCCTTAACTCAGCAAAACTCATTTCGTGCTTAATTCCAAAAGGGTAATTGATAAAATCGGTTTGATTACAGAAAGCCACACTCTTTAAGTCAATGACTTCGGGCTTAGCAGAGTTTGTTTTACGCACCAAGACACCGCCATTAGTAACATAACACTCAGTCATCTCATCAATGAAGGTATCAATACTCTGCTCTAAAGCCCATTTTGAGTGATATTTACGCACCAGAAGCGATTTATAGTATTCATCAGGGTTGTCTATATAAAGCTCAATATCCTTGACATCAAACCCTTCTGACCTAAAAGCCATATTCAAAATAGGCAAGACAATGTTCTTGTTTGGTCTTAATGTTCGTTCGCTGTTATTCTCCAAGAATTGACCATTAAGATACAAAAACGACCGGCGTAGGTGGTCTTTCATACACCAATCCCAACCCTCTTCCAAGGTGATTGGTTTCCCATATTTGACCTCTTCGCCGATAATGTAATCAAAAATTGTGCCTGGATTATTCATATAAAAAAAGACAATGCCGTTTAATAGCATTGCCCAGTCACAAAGATAGGAACTCTGCAGAACCTATCTTTGATGAACTGGCCATTGCCACCAAAGTTGTTGCAGAGTATTTTAAGTTGTTAAATTATTGAATATTATCTATTATACCTTTATTCATAAGTTCTTTTTCTAATTTTACCCTTTTTCCCGCTTCATTAAAGAAAGAATCAGTATCAACTTTATCCCATACACGGAAAGATAAAATTACTAACCAAGTAAATATAATAATATAAATTAACATATAGCAGAGTATTTAATTAATTCATAATTACCATTGTCCCCAACAGGGCAAGAGGTATAAGATTTTAAAATAAGAGAAGGGGTTTTCTCAATTAAATTATACATTATCCCTGTCTGCGACAATGATAACTATCCAAGTAAAAATTCCAAGTTCTTAGCCCAGTGAGCGCGGGTAACCTTGCTAAACAAGCGTCTTAACTGAACGTGATTAAACGCTTTCTCAAAGGTTTTATCGCCCTTGCTGACCACCACCACGCCCTTGCCTTTAATCTTATCCCAACTCAAGTCAATCTTTTTAAGGGCTTCTTCCACAGATTCACCTTCGGCTTCATAAACCTGTCCCAATAGTGTTATTTTGATGTTGAACATATTATTTAAGTAAATTCTCTATATCCTTTTGACACTTAGAGAGGGTTTTGTAAGAGAAGACATCAGATCTTAATCTATCTTCTGCTTCCTCGTTGGTATTCTCAAGGTTTTGGAGATATTTGTTATACTCGTTGCCGTCCTTAACAAGGCAGTCAATTTCAAACTCAACTAACTTCTTATCCTCATCACTAAGACCTTTTAAATTGTATCTCTTACTCTCTACATCTTCTTTGAGCTTTTTAGTGTCAATATCTTTAATCTTATCTGGTGTAGCGTCAAGCTGTTCCTGCGACCAAGCCATCATCACATATCTTTGGATTAATAGAGATAAGACCTTTTCTTGTTCTTTTTTTATTGTTGATTTAATCATATAAAAGTTTTCTTTAATTCCTCTATAAACTCTGGGTTTGACATAAAATTATCCGGCTCGTCAGAGTCCCCCTTGGCTTTCTTCCACTTCACAATCAGTTTAATCAGAAAGGGGTTATTGACTCTAATCGGTTTGCCGACAATATCAGACACCACCTTATCAATCGGTGGTTCTGGGCGCGGTGTGGGGTTAAATCGCTGTCTAGCACTAACCCATTCTATTGGTGAGTTTGTATCTAATTGTTCCATATTATTTATATCTCCTTTCCCTAAGCCACTCTTGATATAGACCGAAGTCAAATACTGGATTATAACCTTCAAACCCTTTTAGCATTTTCTTATCATTTAACAAAAGATACATAAAGTATTCAACAGCGGTCAAAGCCAATTCCTTTTCTTCCTTGTTCTTAAAGTATTGCTTGTTCCTATTTATAAACACCAATGTTATTCCGTAAACATCATTAATGGTTTGTTTGTCTATGTTCATAATCCTTTATTTAATGGCTTAATTTCAGGTTGTAATTCCTCTACAAACAACCTATCCCAGTAATTAAGCTCTTGTTTTAATCTACCGAGGGTTTTAAGGGCATATCTGATACCGCTCATATGGTGATTGGCACACCCCGGGTCTTCTTCGTTAAGTGTCTTGCCGTTCTTATCAACCCACCACATATAGTTTCGCTGTTCTTTTAAGATGTTATAACTGTTCCTTGTGACGCTAATGGGCTGGTCTTGAACTAATTGTATTCCGGCTACTACACTATCCTTGCCTTTCTCACTCGCTACCACATTAAGCCCATAGCTTCTTATCTCGTCTATGCTCTTGGGTTCAGCACTATCAGCCACAATGGTTGTCTGTGGCCTATCTAAGGCGTTTAAATAATCAGCTATCTGTTTATTGCTCATTCCATTCCTATAAACCAACTCGTTGAGTATCCAACCGCCATTGTAGTAATAAATCTCACCTATAGCACTCGGATCGTTGGTATAGCCGAAGTCAAGCCATCTTCTCTCTAATCTCGCTTCGTGCGGTATCTCGTCAATTATCTTCCAATTCTTATATATTCTAACTTCATTACCCACCGGCTCGCCTAACCACTTATGCTTATATAACGCCGGGCGATGTGCTTTATCGTCTTCCATTTCCAATTTAATAACTTCCGGCATCCAGCCATATTTTAAAGCGATATCATAATTTACATTGATGATTAAGGTGTTCGGTCTGCCTTCAATCACTAGACGGGTGTGGACTGGGTCTTCTTCCAATAAACGATTATAGGTGTAGATAATCTGCGAGTTATCTTTACGAACAGTTGGGGTCAAAACCTCAATACTCTTCTGAGATACTGTTTGTGCTTCTTCCACCCACGCTACATCAATTCCTTCAATAGATTTGATACTCTGCTCATTGTTCCATAGTCCTTTAAAGATAAAATCAGAACCATTAACCGTGTTAATGATTGAGTTATTGGTGAGGGTGAAGTCCTTTAAGTTGTAGAGTTTAATCAGGTCAGATAAAAGCTGAAAAGAGCTGTCAGCAATAGAGTTTTGAAATTCTCTAAAACAAGCGACTCTTATTTTCTTTTGTCTAGCTCTTATTAAAAGTATTCTCGCTACGGTGTGAGATTTAAGTGAGAAGCGACCGCCATAAACCGCTGCCTCTCTCCAGTCGTTATCAAACAACCTCTTGAACTCCTGCGGTATTTCTATTGTTGTCGTTTTCGTTTCCATTTAGAAATTTAACCAATAAAGGTTGTAATTTTTCACCATCGGACATAACATCTACTTTTTCTGTTAATCTTCCTTTAATCTTAAATCCTAATTCAAGTTCTGCTTTTCTATTCTGTTCTTTCTTTTTAATATCCTCTACTAATGAAGACAATAATAAATTATCTGTTAAGCCATATTGCTCACAGAGTTCTTTAAAGCCCTTACTCTCGGTGAGTTTAGATGGATTTCTAGCTGTGGTAGCATCATATCCGGCACCTCTCATCGCTTCTGCTATCGTGCCACCATTTGCCACCAAATTGTCAAGAGCCTTCTTTTGTAGTTCAGTAGGGTATTTTTTACCTTCCATTTGTTATTTCTTTTTCTTTTTAGATTTACAAGCCATATTATTTATTCTGCTTAGTTATAAATCCAGCACACCGGACGCAAAATTTCTCTTTCTTATCGGTCTCTACAAATTTACCTTCCTGATAGATGAAGTGCTTTCCGCATTTCTTTTCATCTGTGCCAGAGCATGTCCATGTTATTGATGAAGTGTTTTCCATATCTAATAACTTAATCCCTCTAATTTCTCAAGGTGTTCTATAAAATCCTTCTCATAAAACATCTTATATTTCCGCTGATAATCAAATCTTACAAATCCGACTTCTTTACCATTAGTAGGATTATTAGCCCTATAATAACTTATCATCCAGCTTTTGGGATTATTATAATCAAGTGTTTCGGTATTTAATAAGTGTTTTATTTTTTCCATATCTTGGGTAAG